TCAGTTTACAGAATACCCTGTTGGAGGTTTTTATGATTGGCATATGGATAGTGATGTTAACATGGCTCATGAACCACCGGTTAGAAAAATATCTATGACATTATTATTAAATGATCCTTCAGAATTTAAAGGTGGAGATCTAGAACTTATGGCTCCTGGAAAATTTGCAGAACTTAAACAAGGTCATGCAATTGTATTTGCTTCTTTTTTAAATCATAGAGTTGCACCAGTGACTGAAGGTATCAGACAATCTTTAGTTGTTTGGTTTGGAGGCAAACCTTTTAGATGATTAGGGAAGGTTTTTTTCCAACACTTATTTACGCTAACGATTTTAATTTAAATACTAATGAGTTGGCTGAAAACATTCTTAAATGGTCTAAAGAAGATAAAGGAATTAACAAAACAAATGTTAATGGTTGGCATAGTGATACACTCATGCATAAAAAACCAGAATATAAACCTTTAGTAGATGAGTTATTTAAAATGATACATGAAGTATTTAATCAAGAATATTTAGAGAGTAGTCCTGTTCTTGGTAATATGTGGGCTAACATAAATTATCCAGGTGGTTATAATAAACCTCATGTACACCCTAATAGTTTATTTAGCGGTGTGTATTATATAAAAACACCGGCTAACAGCGGACGTTTAATTTGTCAAGACCCAAGACAAGGAATACAAATGGTTATGCCTACAAGAAAAAAAATAGAAATTCCTAAATATTTGTGGAGAGATGTTCATATACAACCTCAAGAAAACAGAGCTATTATGTTTCCTGCGTGGTTGTGGCACTCAGTAGAACCTAACGAATCAAACGATATAAGAATATCGGTAAGTTTTAATTTTTTACAAAAAGGTTTTGCATGACAGGTTTAGTTTACAAAGAGATACCAATAGAAGATATTACTCATCTAACAAGACCAGAGTTTATTAATGGAGAAGAAAAAAAATTCCATACTGCTTTACTAGAATCACTAACAAAATATGGTATGCGAGACCCTGTTTTTATAGAGCAAAAAAAAGATAAAGAAGATAATATTATTTTAAAAATATTAGTAGGTAATAACAGAATGGTTATTGCTAAAAAACTTGGTTTTAAATTAGTACGTTGTGTAATTAAATTATTAGATCCTAACAATAATGACATAGAAGGACGATTATTAAATAACGAACAAGAGATAATTGACTTATTTTACAGTAAAAAAGGTCTACAAATAAAAAAACAAGATGGTATTATATATGAAGTAATGCCAAAAAACGAACAGAAACATGGAACAATTTAATAAATATCAAGTAATCAAAGGTGCAGTATCATACGAGTTAGCAAATTTCATATTTAATTATTTTTTACTTAAACGTGATGCAGCTAAATTTATGTATGATAATAATATTATA